ATATTTGGATGGTGTTAAATTACCTTGTTTAATACAAGCTGATGATTTTGATTTTAATACAGAAGAATTTGGAGTTGATTTAAGACAAACTGCTCAATTTTGGTTTGAAAGGGAATATCTTACAGAATTGAGTTTAGTTATTGAACCAGGTGATATCTTCGATTGGAATTATACACATTTTGAAGTAGGAACTATGAATGAGAATCAACTTGTTGGTGGGCAAGTTGATAGTAATTGGTCTGTTGTATGTAATTCATTCTTAATAAGACGATCTAATTTACAAATTGAAAGGCAAAGAGGTAGTTAGTGGCTAGATCAAAACCCATACCAAGAACTATTAGACAAAGCTTTACTACTCCCCCGATGAGTCGTGGACTTGCCAAAAAGCGTGGTGATAATGTAAAAAATGTAGAAGTTACATTGATGGATCATGATGCGGCTATTATGTATTATTTTACTAATGTGATACAACCTACAATTATGGAAGCTGGTGAAGTTGTAAAGGTACCAGTTTTATATGCAAATCCTGAAAGATGGCAATCTATTCGTAAATCTGGTCATTTGAGAGATAAAAAAAGACAATTAATTACTCCGTTGATTGTTTTTAGAAGGTCGTCAATACAAAAAGATGAAACTTTACCTGTAGATAAGTTGGATGCAAATGATCCAAAGTTATTTTATACTTTTGAAAGAAAATATACAAGTAAGAATAGATATGATAAGTTTAATGTTCAAAAAGGATTAACAAAATCAAAAGAATATTATACTGTGGCGATGCCAGATTATATGACAATGACATATGAATGTATAATTTGGACACCATTTATTGAACAAATGAATGCTATAGTTGAAAAGATTAATTATTCAGATGGTGCATATTGGGGAGAACCTGGAAAATTTAAATTTAAAGTTAATATTGATAGTTTTGAAAACAATACAGAGATGGCGGATAATGAGCGTATTATTAAAACTACCTTTTCTTTTAGTTTTAGGGGATATTTGGTTCCAGAATCATTCAATGATTATGTTACTACTACAAAATATTTTAGTCCATCAAGAATAGATATTTTTGATGAAACAGATGGAAGTTTTTCAACAATGTATAGACCAGATACTAAAACTGAAACAGTTAGAATTTTAGGAACATCATTGGGGTCAAGTTTACCAAGTGGGTTGGCAGGCGCAACAGATTTTATTAGAGGAGTGTCACCTGCATCAGGTCAAGAGATACAAGATTTACAATTTACTAATATATATGGTGGAGATACCAGATATATAATGAGATATGGTGGAGAGCCTACTAGCTCTTTAGATACTAAAGCTGTTTTGACTCTGGGATATGTAAGTGCTTCGTTTTTAGAAAACTTTTCATATTTGTCTGGATCACAGTCATCGTCGTTAGATAGTGCGCCGACACCAGATAGACAAAATTATACTATATCGGTACCTACAGGACATAAAATAAGAAATGGATCTGTTTCAGTTGGAGTAAATGGACAAATTTTAACTAGTCCAGCTAATCAAGAGGATACTTCAAGTTCCAAAGATTTTTTTATGTCTTCATCAAGTGCTGGATTTATTAGTATTAATAAAAAACATAGCAGCGCAAATACAATACAGGGTATTAATTTAGATGAAAATGATAATATTACAATAAATTATAGTTTGATAATAATATGATAACACAATTAGAAGGATATAAGGGAAATTTAAGGAAATTTGTTTCACCAGTAAGCGAATCAATATTTAATGCTGATAAAATTGAATTTACTGATGAGTCAGGTTCAAATTTACCTTATAGAATGAATAATTTAGACGGAGCTCCAACGATTAAATATGATATTATGTCTATGGGGGCGATGCGAGATTTTAGTAGGGAAAGAGTAAGGGAATTAGGATTTACTGATATATCTACATCTACTTCAGATTATCAGGAGTTTGATTTAAGTGTATTTCATTCTGTTTCGAAATATCAACCTAGACCTGCTTCTTTTAAGTTTTCAGTTAACCAAATTCAACAAATTAGTAAACCGCCTTGGACAACTGCAATAGGTACTGACTTTTATTTTGCTGATAATTATAAAAAAGTAAGGCTTAGAAAAAAAACTAATGACACCAGTGGAGTAGCGGGGACGATTAAAGGTATAACTTTAAAAAGTGGAGATCAAATTATTTTTAGATATAAAATACAACCAATAGATTTGGATTAAATTATGGCACTAATTGATTTAACAAGACAAGCACAAGCTTCAACAACTGCAAAACAAGTTTTGAGAGTTTCTGATACTATAAACCCAGCTACGGGATTATATGATGTAATTTGGGATGATTTCACTCAAGAGGATATGGGAACTGGTTCTCTAGATGCGGGCTCTACTGGAATTATACAAGCTAGAGATATGTACCTGTATGATGAAGCAACAGGTGGAAATCTATATACTTCTGGAAGTTATGGTAATAAGTTAATAGCGCAATTTAATCCAGCAGGATATATGACTGGATCATTAAAAATTTATGGCGATTTAATTGTAGAAGGTAGTCAGAGTGTAGCAAATGTTGCTACAATGCAGGTAGAAGATCCAATTATAGATTTAAATTTTACAGGTTCTACTGCATTAAGTTCCGCAGACGCTGGAATGAGAGTTGGTAGATTAGGTAGTACAAATGCACAATTAGTATTTGACCATAGTGAAACAAGGTGGGCTATAGATAATGCTGCAGGTAGTAATATTAATATAGTAGGTTCTTCTACTACCGATACATTAACTAACAAAACAATTACAGGATTAGCAACTTCTACAATGGCAAGCGCGGGTAATCTTACTTTTAGTGGTGGTGGTGAGGTATTGGGATTACCAGCTACTGCAAGTTTAAATACATCAGCCACTTCAAAACTTTATGTAGACCATAGAAATGAATTTTTAAGAAAATCTTATGTAAAGAAAGCAGCGTCTTTTAGTGGAGCTGTAACTTTAAATGATATATCTGGATATGAGACAGCAAGTTTTACTGCAACGATGGCATCTGCTCCAAGTGGATTAACAACAGTAGGTGAAAATGATTTTGTATTTTTCTTAAATGGTCAATATATGGAACATGATGCGTTAGAAATACAACAAAATGGTAGTAATTTTCTTTTAAAGGTTAATACTACTTCAATAGGTTATGTATTAGAATCTGATGATGAGATTATTGCTCACGGAAAATTTGATTCTTAGTAAATTAATTTTTAACTTCCACTTTTCTTTTACTACTTTTAGATATTTATAATTGATATGAGAAAACGATATTGGCCAGATAGAAAAAATAGAAGGTGTCCTGATTGTAATAGGATGATAACCTATACAAGAAAAGATACTTTTGACAGAGCAGTTGGTAATAATTCTGTATGCAAATCCTGCGCTCAAATGGACAGAAAAGTTTCAATGGATACTATTGAGAAATTAAAACAACCTAAGACAAATACGCATAAAAAACGTATTTCTAAAAGTATGAAAATTTATTGGGAAAATTTAAAACGAGAAGAGAATGGCACTTATACACAGCCGACAGCTAAATCCTAATTTTACTGGTTCATTTAATATAAGTGGTTCACTTAAAATCAGCGATACGGAAGTTGACCCTTCTGGAAGTGCGAGAGACCAAGTATTAAAATTTAATGGAACGAAATTTGTTCCTGTTGCTGAAGGAACTACTTTTGAATTTACAATGTCCGATTTTGATATGAGTATAACTAGTACTCCACAACTTATTGCATCAGGTTCTTGGAAAGCTATAGGCGCAATTACATTTACAGCAACTTATAATAATGGCCCACCAGATGGATATAATGGAAGTGCAGAAGGAGCACCACGAATAATAACATATGAAGATGGTTCTCAGTCTGGGTCTTTTATGTATCCATTAAGTTCAAGTTTTTCAACAGGCACTAATACAGAAACGATAGCATTTCCACCAAATAGTAGTGATGATATACGATTTAGAATATATGCTTCTGCGGGAAGTGATACTGATAATCTTTATACAGATCAACGAATATATTTTTATAATCAATTTGTTTATGGAGATTTAGATGCAAATAATGGATTTACTCAAGCTAATATAAGAACTTTAGCTGCAGCAAATACAATTACTTCAAATGATACTTCCAGAACATTAACTGTATCTGTCGGTGGTTCTAATTATTTGTGTTTTGCACATAGAACGGGAGATACTAATGTAGCTCAAGTACAATGTGGTAGTGGTACTAATATATTGACTGTGGCTATGGATAGAACTGATGCTACGACTATAACTCCACTTAAAGAAACAGTAAGTTATCTAAATACTGTCGGGTATACAGAAAATTTTTATGTGTATGCGAGTAAATTAGCAAATGTAGATTCTCATTCAACAACTTTTAAAACTTTAACTAGTACAGTAAAGAAGAATTATGTATATTGGGGATATGATACTCAAGCAGATACTTATGATGAAACATTTATAGAAACTGCAGGAAGTTGGGATTCTCATAATGCTAATTCTTCATATGATGATGGAACAATAACAGGTCAAACACTTAGTGTGGGAACATTTACAAGTAAATATATAATTATAGCTATACCGAATAGGTATGGTGACAATGACACAGATTATCAATTTAAAGATAATAGTACTAATTTACCATTTGATGTAATTCAACAATCAGATGTTACAATTACAAACGCTGTAGGATTTCAAGAAGATTATAGCGTGTATAGATCAACAAATATATTAACAATGTCAAACGCGACAATTTTAATAGATACAGTATAGGAATAAATAATGGCAATAAAAGTAACAGGACAATTTCAACCAGCAGGTAGTTTTGCAATTGTTGATGGTAGAGATGTGTCTGGAGCTATAACTGGAAGTACTGTAAGTGCAAGTACAATGATTGTTGGAAGTATGGATGTAATAGGAAACTTAACTGCTCAACAATATATTGTATCTTCATCAGTAACAAATATAACTACTCAAGCTATTAGTGGTTCAAGTGTATTTGGTAATTCATCTGATGATACACATCAAATAACAGGATCATTATACCTTAAAGGTGGATTGACAGTAGAAAATTTAGGAACTTTAACCAATAGAGATGATTCAGGTACATTAGATTTGGGCGATGCGTTTAATTAGGAGTAATTGATGGCAAGAAAAAAACCTACACCTAAAATACAAAAGAAAGATATTAATAGGGGTAAGGAATATAAAAGAGATGATAGCGTAAAAAATGTCTCTGTAGAAATTATGGATATGGATTCGGCTATTATGTATTATTTTGATAAGGTAATACAACCAACAGTAGAGGAATCTGGAGAACAAGTTAAAGTGCCTGTCTTATATGCTAATCCAGAGAGATGGAATTCAATTAGAAAGACAGGGTATTTGCGAGATAAAAAAAGACAATTAATGACTCCACTGATTGTATTTCAACGAACTGGAATGGAAAAAAATACAAGTATTCCAGTTGATAAATTGGATGCAAATGATCCTAAATTACATTATACATTTGGAACTAAATGGAGCAAAAAGAATAGGTATGATAAGTTAACTGTTCAACAAAATTTAATACCACAGAACGAATTTTATAATGTAGCAGTTCCAGATTATATGATATTAAATTATGATTTTATTATTTGGACGTCTTTTATGGAACAAATGAATAAACTTATAGAAAAAATAAATTTTAGTGCAGGTGCATATTGGGGAGAACCTGGTAAAATGAAATTTAGAACTATTATAGAGACTTTTACAGATGCTACAGAGGTAGCAGATAATGAACGATTAGTAAAAACTGAATTTAGTGTGATTTTAAATGGATATTTATTACCAAAGTCTTATAATGATTTAATTACAACTCAAAAATATCTTAGTCCAAAAAGAATGATAATGAAAGAGAAATTAATGTAAATGAAACTAATGAAAATAGAATATAAATATATTTATAGTAGGAGAAAAGTACTTCCTAGGAGAAATATTTAATGGCCCAAATAATTAAACATCGACGAGGAACGCTAGCAAATTTAAGCGGCGTGAATCTAAATAATGGTGAAATTGGTGTAGTTACTAGTTCAGTAGCTAATATTGGTGACGCAGTATTAAAATCAGCATTAGTAGTAGGACATACTGATGGTACTAATAGATTGCCAGTTTCTAGGTTATCTTATGGTACAGCCGTACCAAATTTAGGTGGAATTACTGGTGGAGCAAATTTTAATGATTTGATACATTACGATTCAGATAATTATAAACTTTATAGATTAAATTCCGGCGGAAATACAGATTTAGATTTAACTGGGGCTATAGCTGGCAGAGCTATTACAGGTTCTTTAGAAATTACAGGAGATCTTACAGTTGGTGGAAATCTAACACTTGGAGATGCGGCTACAGATTCAATTTCTTTTGCTGCAGATGTAACCTCAAATATTGTACCTAATGCAAGTGATACATATAATTTAGGTAGTGATAGTCAAAGGTGGGATACATTATATTTAAGTGGTTCTATATCAGCAAGTGGTGGTCCGCATATTATTGAGAGTACTACAACAAATATATTTAATAGTACTACTACAACTGCAATTACAGCTACTACAACTTTAACTGCAAAAGGTAATGCAGGAGCGACATTCGGTGATGATACTGGCACTTGGGAATTTGATGGTGATGGAGCAATTACTGAAACAGGAGTTACTACATTTAGTCTAACACCATCCGGCGTAACGGATATAGACGCGGGTGGAGCAGTTACAATAGATTCTTCAGCAGCAGCAATTAGTATTGGTGGTGATTCAGTTGGTCAAAAGATTACAGTAGGTGGAGATACTGGTACTAGAACTGAAGTAGAATTAAATGCAATTTTAGTAGATATTAATGCTGGAGCTAGCGGGGTTACGATTGATGCAGGAGCAACTTCTAATTTTACAACATCGGCTGGTGATATTGATATAAATGCAGCTGCTAATTTAGATTTAGATGGTGCAACAGTTGATATAGATTCTGCTGGTGCTTTATCATTACAAGGTGGAGCAGCGTCTGATTTGACTACAGGTGCCGGTGCTATAACAGTTGATGGTAAAATTGGAGTTGATATAAAAGAAGATGGTACTTCTGTTATTACTATTGATACAAACCGAGATACTTTGTTTGCATCAACTGGGGGATCAACAGGAGACCCAGATGTAGAATTTGATGGTTATGTTAGACACGATGGACAAGTAGAAGTAGCCGATACAACAACTTCAACAACAACTAGTACAGGTGCTTTGGTTGTTGATGGTGGTGTAGGTATAGTTGAAAATTTAAATGTCGGAGGAAACGCTTCTATCACAGGAAATTTGACAGTCGCAGGAACTACGACCACAGTTGACTCTACCGTAGTTAATATTGGGGACAATATAATAGTATTAAACGCAGCTGGAGCAGCAGTAGATAGTGGTATCCAAGTTATAGATGCAGTAAGTACAGCACATACAGGATCACTATTATGGAATGCAACAAATGATTATTGGTATAGTGGAATTAGTGGTTCAACACATTATAGACACCCAGTACAAGCGGCCATTGCAGATTTAACAGAAAATAGACCTGTAATTGTAGATGGAAATGGAAGATTAGAATCTTCAGCAAATATTACTGATGATGGTTCAACAGTAAATATGGGTGTATCTACTCATGTAACTGGTTCAGTTTTTGTAAGTACTGGGGCAAGTGTAGCATCTGGCAGTTCAGTAGCTTTCCAGGTTCCTTCAAGTACTCAAGTGGGGTATATGTCATCTGCTGATACGCAAGCGGTAACTACTGGTTTGGTTGGATATAATACAAGTAACGGAAATTTAACTGTTAGTTCAGTAATTGATGGGGGGTCATTCTAATGGCGACCTGGAAAAAAGTCATAGTATCTGGAAGTCAAGCTAAAATATCTTCTTTGTTTGTTGAACAGGGAGCTACAAAAGTAACCGCAAGTGGAAGTTTATTTGTATTTGCTAATAACTCAAATAAAGAGTTTGGATATTTATCCTCGAGTACAGCTGAAACAGAAACAACTGGAATACCAGGGTATGATACAAGTGGAAACTTAATTGTAAGTACCTTAATAGATGGAGGATCTTATTAATGGCACAGGTAATAAAATTAAAAAGAAGCTCTACGGCAAAAGCAGTTCCAACTACTGGTAATTTAGAATTAGGGGAACTTGCTATGAATACGGCTGATGGTAAGCTTTTCTTTGAAAAAAATGATGGATCTGCAACAATACAAACAATATTAACAACAAGTTCACAAACAACAGGATCGATAGAATTAACAGGAGATGTTACCGCATCAAAATTTAGTGGTGATGGATCAGCGTTAACAAACGTGTCAGATCCAAATGCGGTAGTGTTTGGAATAGTTTTTGGATAATAGGAGATTATAAATGGCTAATACATTTAAAAATGCAGCAACAGGATCGAGTACAACATTACAAGCGATGTATACTTGTCCAGCAGCTACAAGTGCAGTAATACATGCAATGTATTTAAGTAATATTGATGGTACAAATTCCGCTACTGTAAATTTAAGTGTTAGCGGTAGTGCTAATTTTGAAGGTAGGGTATATTTGTTAAAGACTGTAGCTGTTCCAGCAGATTCTACAGTAGTGATAGAAAAACCAATCAATTTAGGAGCTGGAGATAAATTAGAAACACAAGCATCAGCAAACGGAGATATTGAAGCGTTTGCAAGTATTTTGGAGATAACATAATATGGCTGGTACGTTAAAATATATTGGTCAGGAACGATTTGATAGTAAAGTCACTATCACAAGTGGTGGCTCAGAAATAACAGGATCAATAGATGTAGATGGTATTATAAAAGAGAGATTAAATACCCTTATACCAACAATATTAGAAGGTCTTGTAGTACATTCAGATTCTTATAACGTTCTAGGGTCAAATGCTTTAACTACTGAAGATGGTGAAGCAATTATATTTGATGCAGATTCATCTGACCATTCAGTGTTTCCAGTAAGTGGTTCATCTTTAAAAATTACTGGTGACGCGACGATTGACGGAACTTTATCTGCTACATTAACATTGCAAGATACTGTACCAACAGACGATGATACATATGATTTGGGTAGTAGTGCAAAAGAATGGAAAGATTTATATGTGGATGGTACTGCAAACATAGATACATTAGCAGTTTCAGACGCATTTACATATGGAAGTACAACTTGGACTGAGACATCAGGAGTAAATGAATTTACAGGGTCTAGTTGGACTTTTAGAGCAACTTCTGGCTCAGGTGATTTATTTTCTATAGTAAATACTGATGATGATATAGTGTTTAGAGTACAAGATTCAGTAGTTATTATGGCAGCGAGAGATACAACGCCAACAGCAGTCTCAGGTGGAATGTTTTATTCAGGATCTGACCAATGGTTCCTTGGATATAAGACTTTTGGGAGTGCAAGTTAGATGTTAGTAAAAGAAAAGTGGAATAGGGGAAAAGAATATTTAAAAAGATTATATTTATTAATGAACAATAAACTTAAAAGTTTATAGGGGAGAAATTAAATGGCAACATGGAGAAAAGTACTAGTATCAGGAAGCGCAGCAGTATTAACATCTGTAACTAGTGATGCCGCTATTACCGCAGGAACCAGTTTTGTAATTGGTAGTGCGGATATTAATGAAACCGATTTTGAAAAAATCGATGGTATAACTAATGGAGCGGGTGCCGCTAATAAAGCACTTGTTCTTGATGGAAATGCAGACATTGCTTCCGGAGTACGAAATATAACAATAACAGGAACTTTTTCCGATGGTAATTATACCTTTGATACGAGTGGAAACGTATCTGGATTAGGAACAATTGGTTCAGGTAATATTACATCAACAGGAACAGTTCAAGGTACAACTATTACAGCAACAACAGCTTTTGTCCCTGATGCATCGGATGGTGCAGCTTTAGGAACAACAGCTTTAGAATTTTCAGATTTATATTTAGCAGACGGCGCTGTATTATCTTTAGGCGATGGTGGTGCTGATGTTACTTTTACACACGTTGCTGATACGGGAGTTCTTTTAAATTCCACAAACAAGATACAATTTAATGACTCTTCACAATATATTGGTGCTTCAAGTGCCGCAGATTTAGATATAGCTGCCACAACCGATGTTAATATCGATGCTACAACGCTTGATGTTAATGCTGCGTTGGATGTGAGCGGAAATACTGCTCTTAATGGAGATGTTGATTTAGGAGACGCTACGGGTGATACAATTACAGCAACGGGTCGATTTGACTCTGATATAGTACCATCTACAGATAGTGCAAGAGATTTAGGAACTTCGACATTACAATTCGCAGAAGCTCATATTGATACAGGGTATATAGATGCAATTACTAATGCTTCTGCAGTAGGAGCTTCACATTTAACTGGTTCATTTACTGGTTCATTTGTTGGAGATGGTAGTAATTTGACAGGAGTTGCTCAAGATATTGATAGTTTAGGTGCTTATGGTGCAGCAACATTACATCAGACACAAGATAAATTATTAGTATCTGATAATGGAACTGAAAAGAGTATTACATTTAGTAATTTACAAGATAGTATTTTTGCTGATGTTAGTGGAGATGTTGCAATTGCCGCTGGCGGTGCAGCAACCATACAAGCAGGATCAGTTGAAAATTCTATGTTAGCAGACGATGCAGTAGATAGTGATGAGTTGGCCGCCGGTGCGGTTGATAGAGCTCACCTAGCCGCGGATATTGTTGATGGGACTAAAATTGCAGACGATGTTATAGATTCTGAACACTATGTAGATGCTTCAATAGATTTGGCACATATGTCAGCAAATTCTGTTGACTCAAATCAGTATGTAGATGCTTCAATAGATACAGCACATATTGGTAATCAACAAATTACAAATGCATTAATGGCAGATGACGCAGTTGGAGCAGATGAATTAGCAGCTAATGCAGTTGTTAATGCTTCAGTAGCATCAGGTGCAGCAATTGATATTGATAAACTGTCTTGGACATCAGAAGGAATTACACTTACCGATTTTGCTCAAGATGATAAGGTGTTTCTATATGATACATCTGGAACAGCAATTGCTGGCATAACTACAAGTAATTTCGAAGATGCAATTTTTGGAAATGTTAGTAGTGAAGCTACAATAGCAGGCGGTGGAGCATTAACTCTAGCAGCAACAAATACTAGTTTGACAACATTAGCGAATCTAACTACCGCAGGCGCATTAGATGCGGGTTCGATTACAACTAATTTTGGCGCTATTAATAATGGTGCTTCTAGTATTACAACATCAGGAACAATAACAGCAGGCACATTGACTGTAAGTGCAAATGCAACGATCGAGGGTGATTTAACCGTAAATGGTACAACTACAACCTTGGCCACTACGAATTTGGCAGTTGGAGATAGTTTTATATTTGCAGCTACTGGTTCAGCGGCTTCAAATGTAGATGGTGGTTTGATTGTACAGGAAGGTGCTTCAGTCGATAGTGGTTCAGCGATATATCATGATACTGGAGATAACAGATGGGCAGTAGCTAAATCTATAGCAGCTTCTGCTACCGCAGTAACCGCATTAGAACATGTAGTTACTGTAAAACAATTAGGTGATAATGACAGCCCAGTATCAGGTGATAAAGAGTATGGAGCTGGAGAAATGGCAATAAATTCAGATGGAACTATTTGGATTTTTAGTTAAAATTATATAAAATAGAGGTCATAAATGGCGTTAAGATCGGGTAAAACCCGAGTATTGGTTGATGAAGCAGCCAAG